CAGATGCAATTGAAGAGATATATTATGGAGCATGGTGAGTTTCCACCTGGATATCAGGGTGGTACTGGTGGTGCATTAGGTGGTGGTAATTTAGGAGAATCTGCATATGGTGGTTCTAATACATCGGTTAATGTGAATGATGTTACTACTCCACCAGCATCACAGAGTAGATTTGTTAATCTTTCTGAAAGATCTAAAGAATCTACCTTTACAAAGGTTACTCAAGCAAATCAGAAGATTGAACCTATAGTAATAAATAATGCTAGTTCAAACACTAGTGGTACTCCACAAGAACTAGAACATATATCAAATGTGGGTGATCCTGGTCTTGATTTGATATATCCTAGTAGAGTATAATTATGACACAAGATCCAAATACTAAAGATTATGCGTCTACTTGCGAAGTTAAGCAGATTTCATTATATAAAGTAGGACAAGAGGATAAACCTTATGTAAACCTTATTGGTATGGCAATGACTTTGCAATACCATGAGGATATTTTTTGGCCATCTTATGGTGCTACCATAACGGTGGTTGATAACCAAGAGAATATTATTTCAACTATGCCTATTGAGGGGTTTGAAAAGGTTGTGATGGAATTTGAAGATGTAAAGGGAGAACAGTATACATATAATTTTCGTGTTTGGTCAATTAATAATAGGGTTACTAGAGAAAGAAGGAACACATATACATTAGGGTTGATATCTGAACAGGGATTGCTTAATGAAGGTATTCGTATTAATAAAACTATAAAAGGTAATACATCTGTTGAAGTTGAAAAGATTTTAACGGAGTATTTTCAAGTTGCTGGTGATATGGTTGATGTAGAAGAATCTTCTACAAGTGTTGTAGTTCTTCCTACAAAGAAAACTCCTTTTAATGTCATTAGATCTTTAGCACCAAAGACTATATCTAAACATGCTGGAACGGTTGCTGCTGAAAAGGCAAAACCAGAAACTAAGGTTGTAAGAAAAGCGTATGGTACTAAGAGAGGTACTAGGTATAAGAATGTAACTGTTAAAACTGATATTGATACATCTCTAACACAGAAGGCAACTGGTACTGCTGGTTATTTGTTTTTCCAGACTAGAAAGGGATTTGTATTCAGATCAATTGATAATTTAGTTGATAATGGTGAGAAGTTTAGTGGTAAGCAACCATTTAATAAAAAAACTCCATTTTATATGCAGGCTGGAAAGGTTGGTGAAGCAACGAGAGAGAAGATACAGGAGATTAATTTTGGAAGAGAATTGAATATAATGAAGAAGATGAGAGAAGGAGCTTACTCATCTATATGTTGTTTCTACAATATAAATACTGGAGAATATAGCGAACAGATTTATTCTTTGGATGATATGTGGAGTGATATGGCTCATCTTGGAAGTAAAACCGAGCTTCCTGATGGTCAGAGTAGTTTATCTCAGTTTCCTAGTAGGGTAATGTCTAGTATTATAAGCCATGAAAATTGGTATATGGGTACAGGAGTTGCTTCTAATGATGATAAGGATGGTGGAACAGGTGGCAATAGTTATCCTGATTGGCAAAAGAACTTTCTAACACAAGGCACTTCTAGATTGGGTATATTATTCAATCAGGAATTAACAATTTCTGTGACAGGACATTTAGAAATATGTGCTGGTGACAAGGTTGAGGTTAAAATACCAAATCAAGTTCCCGATGAACCAAAGGAGAATAAGGATGAAAACGTGTCGGATCCAGAACATAGTGGTACGTATTTAGTGAAAAGATTGAACCATTTGTTTAATATACCTAGTAAAAGTGTATATACTGTGTTAGAATTGATTAGAGATTCTACTGGCATAATAGAATAATCCAAATTTCATGAGGTACATATGGATACTATAGAACAACACATTAAAAAAGATAAAGAGATCTTAGATGATCCTACAATTAATGCTGCGGCTCGCAGACATTATAAAGAAGAGCTACATGAACTAGAAGTTTATGAAGAGCATCATCATGATGAGATAGAAGCAGGAGATCACCATGATCCTAATGCTATTGAATTATTTTGTGAGATGCACCCAGACGAACCCGAATGTTTAATATACGATGACTGATTCTTCTCTACAATCTTTATATCCAGTGAACCAGATTGGAGCCGATGGCTTTAATTGGTGGGTGGGTCAGATTGAGCAGGGAATTAATAAGGATCCTAAAGGATCTGGTAGATGTAAGGTACGTATTGTAGGGTTGCATCCACAGAAGTGTGATGCTGTTAGCGATGAGGATTTGCCTTGGGCTATCACAATGATGCCTGTGACAAATCCTCACAGTCCAGGTGGTTTATTTTCAGTAAGTCCTAAACTTGAGTCAGGTCATTGGGTTATTGGTTTCTTTTTAGATACTGATAAACAACAACCTGTAATTTTAGGTAGTGTTGGTCAGGTTGCTAATGCAACAAGAGTTTTACCATCAGACAAAACTTCTGCTGAGGAAGGCTGTAATTCATTTACAACTTATATTAATGATCAAAGGGTAGCTGCTGATCAACCAGCAACTAATGAAGTAGTAGCACCTGTTACTGCTGTTATTGCTGGACATGTGCAGGATGGTGAAGAAAGAAAGACTGATGACGATGAGGTTATTACAGCACCTCTAACAAATCTTCAGAAGGCTATGTATTCTAAGAATACTACTACTAATCCTGCTGGTATTAGTTTTTGTGTTGAGAAAGCAGATAGATGTGGTAAAGATACTAATATGAAAGGTACAATGACCAATCTTATTAGTGAGATGTTGTATGAAACTCAACGTAATAATGGTAAATTAGGAACTTATTTGGTTGGTGAGTTATCTGGTGATTTATATGATGCAATTGATATTGGTAGAAAGTATGTTGATAAAGCAGTCATGGTCATTAGGACTTTTGTTGCTAATATCAAAGGATTTGTACTCAAACAAATTAAGAAAGCAGTTAAAAAATTAACAGATGCTCTTTTACGTCCATCTAAGGATGGTAATTCATTATCTTCAATAACTAAATTTTTAAATAAATCTCTTGGTAAGGTCGGTTGTCAAATGGCAGATCTTGGTGATCGTCTTGCTAAGTGGATAGAAGAGATGATCTTTGGTTATCTTTTTAATATCTACAAAGCAACCGCATGTCAGGTGGATAAATTTATTGGTGGTTTGATTAATAAGATTCAATCTTTGATGAATAAATTATTGGAGAGTATACTTGGACCTTTACAACAGCTTTTAGGTGCTATTGCATCCCCACTTAATATGATTGGTGACGCAATCAATAAGGTTTTATCTCTTCTTGGTATTCAATGTACTGGACCTAAACAAAAATGTACTAAGAAAACTAAGACATGTACAGATTGTGGTGGTGAAGATAGAGAAGATTTCTTAGATAAGTTATTAAAGGATTTGAATGATAGTGATTCTCAGGACTGGAATCAATATACATGTAAGGATAATAATGAGGGTATTAAATTAAATCCTACAACTGCTTCCTTTGTTGGTGGTATACAGAATCCTGATAGAAATATAGTTTATAATATTTCTGATATTACTGTAAATGAAGGTGAAATGGCACAATTTGTTGTTACTAGGGAAGGATATACAGACATTATTTCTAGTCTTAGCTATAAAACTAGAAATGGTAGTGCCTATAAAGGAACTGATTATGAAGAGACAACAGGTATTCTTGGATTTGTTAAAGGAGAGGAGTCAAAGATAGTTGAAGTTAGAACATTTGGTGATACTGAAGCAGAAGGATACGAAGACTTTTTCTTACATTTAAAGATTGATAGTCCAGGAGAAGAAATTAGTAGATCCAACTTTAAGAAGAATGTTGCTAGGTGTACTATCAAAGAGAGTAATATTACAAGTGGAACTCCTTCTGAAACAGATCCTACAACTGGAGTAGTTGATTCATCTAATCCAAATGATCCAATATCAAATCCAGAAGCAGATCCTTTCACTGGTAATGTTTTTGTTCCTGATGTAACAGCAACAACAACTTCTAATTTACCATCATACGAAGTTACTCCAGACAAGGTAGTAGTAAAAGAAGGAGGTTTTGTTACTTATACAATAACAACTACTAATGTTCCTAATGGTACTCAGTTGAATTATCAATTATTTGGTGATTCTATTACACCAAGTGATATTATAAGTAATAATTTAAATGGTAGTTTCGTTATAGAGAATGGTGAAGCAACTGTTGTTGTTGGAATTCGGGAAGATCTTGATAGTGAAGATGAAGAGACTTTAATATTTGCTATAGGTGGAACAGGTGCATCTGCTAGTGTTATAATATTGTCTAATTTAGATGGGTTGAGTGACGAGGAGATATCTAGATTGGAGGATTTATCATCAGAAGATGTAGATGATGAGTTATCTAAAATACCTACTGTGGGTAATATCATAACAGATAAGGGTGGTAGTATTATTAGTATAGATGTTGCTAATCCTGGTACGAGATATACAGAACCACCAACTGTGTTTATTACAGGTGAGGGTTATGGTGCTGATGCA